TGCGCCTGCGGGTTGCCCTGCACCGGCAGACCCGCCAGTTCACCCGGCACGATCGGGTCCATGCCGGCCACCATCAGTTCGGTGTTGATGTAGTCCGACTTCTCGGCCTGGTTCATAACCGAGAATTCCGGCTTGCGCATGGCCGCCAGGATGATCTGGTTTCGGAACTTCGAATTCGTCGCGCTCGAGCCGCTGGTGCCCTTGTTGGAGCTTGGCAGTGGCTTGCCCCCCTGCGCCGCCTGAAAGTCCAGCGCAGACAATCCGCCCTTGATCTTCTCGTTCGTCGTCTGCGTTCCTCGAAGGCTGGTTAGCGCACGCGATGCACCAGCCGCCGCACCCGATGCCCCGGCCGCCGCCTGACGCTGACTGACCAGCGCGCGCCCCTCGTCTCCAAACAGCGCATTCATGTCCAGGTTCGTGACGGGTTGCTCTCCAGTGATCTCGTTCAAGGCCGTGCCGGTATTGCCCACCGCCTTGAACGGCGTGAATTCCTTCTTGCCGCGAACTGCCGACAAGGCACTGGATTTCATGTAGTCGCCACCGTTGGCCGCCGCCAGTGCATCGCCCAGGGCGCCTTGGTCCTGATACTCACCGGACGCCTTGGCAACGTCCGCGACATTCCCCCGGTCAAACGCCAGCGTCTGATTGTTCAGGCCCAGCGTCTTCCAAATCTTCGAGGCCGTGTCATCTTGGTAGATGGCCGGTGCCGGTTCGTATGGCCCCACTCCATCAACCGGTGGCGGCCTGTACCGCGATGGCATCTGCCCGGTTTGCGCGTACTTCACGAAGTCGGGCACCTGATACGGTGCAACACCGTTCGCCATGGCTGCATTAGCGATCATCCCCGAGAGGCCGCGCCGCTGTGTCAGGTCAGCTTCATTGGCCGCCTTTGCTCCGATCAGGCGTGTATTTGCGTTGGCCTGCTCCGTCTGAGCGCCAATCAGCGACCGCTTCGCCTGCTCTTGCTGCGCAGCATCAGCCGCCTGTGCCTCGGCCATTGGCGCCATGGCCAGCGATCGGAAGAAGTTTCCGACGCCATCTGCCGCCTGCTGGCCTCCGTTGTTTGGTACGCGAAATCGCATTGATTTCCCCTATTTCCGAAGCCAAGACCCGACTTGCAGGACATTCGGATTCGCATAGCTTCCGGCCAGAATGTTCGGCGCCGATTTCACTGCTGCTGTTGGCAGTGACGCCCGGCCCACGCCATACGCACCCAGCGCCGAACTCACCAGCATCCCGCCCAGGCTTGGCTGGCCGGCGGCCTTGATGCCGATCTGATCGATGTTGGCGACGTTGTTCGCCCCGGTCTGGATCCGCCCGATGTCCCCTGCAGCATCCCCGATGCCCACCGCCTCACCCCGGCGAAGCTCACCCGGTGCACCCAGGCGCCCGAACAGTGCCGCCAGATCGCGATTGCTGGCCGCCGCCTTGGCGGCTTCCTTGGCCTTGGCCGTCAGGTAGTCCGTGGTCCCGGCTGCGTCGGAAATGGTCGCGCCGACCTGCACGCCCTGCGCCGTGATCGGGGCCGAGGTGCCCGCCTTTTCGTACTGGCTGGTCAAGTCCTGCTGAATCTCGTCCTGCTTGTCCTTGCGGACGGTTGGGTCGAACTCCTGAACCTGCTTCAAGGCAACATCCGTGGCCTGATTCTGGCTGGCAAGGGCGCGCTGCTGCGACTGGATTGCCGCTTGCTTCTGCCGCTGCGCCGCCGCCGCCTGCGTCTTTTGCTGCACAACGGCACTGAGAATCATCGCCCCTATCGAAAATGGATCCATGATCTACCCCCTACGCGGTCACTTTGCCGCTGTAACCTTTGCCGCTGAACAGGTTCCCGAAGAAACTACTTCCGGTCGACTGCTGCGGCAACCCATTGGGGTATCGCGCCGTGGCGATGCGGTTGTTCAGGTACGCCTGCCCCATGTCATCGAACAGCCGCCCCACCGATGCGCCCGCGGTGCCCGCCTTGGCAGACTCGGCCGCCGCCGCGCTCTGACCCGCTGCGAGACTGGCCGCTGTGCCCGTATCAATCCCGGACTCGGCCAGGCCCAGCAGGTTCTGGCGGGTTTTCTCGTCCACCGATTTCAGATCGGATGCAGCCCCGACGCCGGCCTGCGTGGCGCGAATCTTTCCTTCGCCATACCGCTGCTGCAGATCACCGCCGGATTCCGCATCCACAGACCCGCCCATCAGGCCAGCCCGGGCAAGGCCAAACAGGTTCTGGTTGCTGGCCTGCGTGAATTGCTTGTCAAGATCGCGGGTGGCCGTCTGGGTCGTGGCATCCCCGATGTCGGCATACAGCGCATCGCGCGCCGTCTTGGCGCCGCTCACATCCGTTTGCCCCGACTGAAACGCCTTCATGGCTGCGTCGAAACCAGCCTGATCAAACGATGCAGGGGTTCCCGGCGTGTAGATGGCCTCCATTTCCCGGCCTTGTCCGCGCGTGCTCTCCGGTGTTGCCGCCGTCGTGAACTGCGCCTGCGTCGGAGCTACACCCACCGGACCCGATGGCGCGATTCCGAACTTGGCGTTGATCGCATCGCGGGCCGCCTGGATTTTGGCTTGGCGCGCCAATTCGTCTGCCCTGAGTTGGCCGGCACCGCCATCGCCTCCACCGCCCATGTCACACCTCCGCCTAAATTTCGAACCTGAGAAAGTTGTACCGATGCTCGAATCCCAAGGCGCGAAGTACCCGGGTCATTGCCGGCGCCGCGCACGCCTCGATCCGCGTTGCCCCTGATTCTTTCGCCCAGTCGCACCATTGCCGCCAGAAAGTGATTGCAACCGGTGCAAGATCACGCCCACCGAGGGCCATGATGTGAACTGCCTGCGTGCGCGGGTACTGCGTGAAGCGAAACACCATCGCCAGCAATGGTCGTCCATCGTCATCCGTGAACAATCCGGCGAAGGCGTCACCGTTGACCACCATCTGCGCCAGATCCTCAAGCGTGTATTCGTCGGCCACTTGCTCGACGCCATCAGCGATCAGGCCGGCAACCGACCACCAATGCAAGTCGATCAGTTCGGGCGACGTCAGGAATATCGCGCGCATCAGACCTGGCCGAGGTCGTCAAAATACAAACTCAAGCGGTTCACCTGTACCTCAAGGTTCGGATCGCCCACGAATCGCAGCCGGAATTCCGTTGACGCAGCATTGACCGGCAAGATCCCGCCGCTGTAGGTCCAGCCGCCTTGCGAGTCTCCGACCTGAATCGTGTCTGCCAGCGTGCCCGATCGGTCCCCGTCGACCGACACATAGACCTCGACGCGCACCACGTTCAGGCCGTCGAAGTCAATCCCGGTCAGCGCCTTCAAGTCGCCCGGCTTGCCGAAGTCCAGCCACTGCGTTTCCGCGTAGACCGCTTGGCTCTCTGAATTCGTCTCGCTGGCCAGGAAATAGACGTCGGGCTGCATCAGGTACAGCGATTGATCCCCATCGCGGCGCAGGTAAACACTGTTCCCAAGCTGTGACCATGCGTTGATGTTGGCTGTACCCGTCACCCCAAGGCCATGCCATGCCCAGGCGTTGAGCTTCGCCGTCTTGGAGTAGGTCCATGCCGACCACCCGTATTCCCCGTTCGTCGCGGCCAGCAGGGTTTGCCGGGCCGGGATCTGACCGGATGAAAACGGTCGGCTGGTGAAGGCTGCGGATGCGAACATGGTTCAACCCGATGCCCAGCGCGAAGGCGCAGACACCCAATATTGCGAAACCGGGCCGGCGGCCAGGGCGATGACGGACGGTTCCACCCCGCCATTTGCAAGGCGCGTCAGTGACGAAGGGCTTTTCGTGAATGCCTTGATCGGCAACCCCACATCGACGTCTGACGGGAATAGCGCGTTTGACAGCGTTGTCAGGGACCGAACCCCGGATTCAGACAAGAACAGAAGGTCGCCGTACAGAGACACGATCGACTTGTGATGTCGCGTGCCAACCCCGTCGACAACCCGGTCCAGCGCCATTCCGGTCGGATCTGGATCGATCGTCCAGAGTTGGATTGACTGATCGGTGAATACCGCCAGCTTCCCCTGATACAGGCCCAGGCCATATGCCTTTTGCCCGCTGCCGAAGTGCTGCGAGATCGGCAGGAATCCAGCATTCCCCGGAGTGGTCCAGTCGGTCGGGTCTGCCACCTTGCAGAACCGTATCGATTGCCCATCATCGGAGATCGCGTACACCCGCCCGGTTGCCGTAACCATGATCCCGGATCCCGGCATGTTGACATCGGTGACATCCACCCCGGTGACCGTGTGCGTGCTGGTGTTGACCGAAAACAGGCTCTTGTAGAGGGTAGTTCCGTTGTCCGGTGACAGCACCGCCAGGAATCCGTTGTTCCAGCGCGTGACGCCCAGAAGCCGGGCCGTGGTGGCATCAGCGAAGGATCCGCCCGTTCCCGTCGACCGGAAGGCGTACACGATGCGCTCGGTCGTCTCGGCGTTTACGACATCGCTGACCAGTCCAGTGCTGGCTACGTTCCAGCAGGAGAATGTCCACAGATACCCGGCGTTTGACTCCAGACCCTTCCACTGCGGCCCCAGCGTGAAACCTCCCGGTGCCTGCTTCCACTTCGGACGAGACCGAAGCCAACCGCCGGGCTGCACATCCATGTTGATCAGCTTGGAAAGTGAGTTCGCAGGGGCTACGCTCGATGGCCGCGCCAGCAGCAGGCCGCCGTCGAATTTGTCGAAAGTCGCGCGTGGCATGTCAGTCCCAGACCTGCCGATAGCCGCCTGCCGTGGA